TTTTTATTGGTATATTTAATTCAGTAAGAGCAAACAACCGAATTGAAATACTGAATTAAAAATATAAACCTATGCAATTAAAAGTGTGGGGCGAGTATGGTTTATTCACAAAACCCGAAACAAAAGCTGACCCATTTTCATATCCTTTTCTCACTCCTAGTGCAGCAGAGGGAATCCTAAAGGCGATTTTCTGGAAACCGGAAATCGAGTATACGGTCAACAGTATAACAGTTCTGAATCCAATCAGATACGCTTCTTTTTTTCGTAATATGGGTAAGAGTAAAATCGTTACCAGTAGTTACGACAAAGAACATTACATCATCAGTGACGACCGTTCACAGCGCAATTTTGTTGTTCTTAAAAACCCTGCTTACATCATTGATTTTGGCATGGAATTGACTAAAAGGGCAACAGACCCAATTGATAAATATTTTGCCATCGTAAACAAGCGAATCAGTCAAGGTGCTTGTTTCAAACAACCATGTATGGGTGTTAAAGAGTATGCTTGTGCTTTTAAATTTCCTGATGGTACTGAACAGGTACATCCCGAACTTTTGGGTGAGTTTAACTTTGGACAAGTTCTCAAAAAGATAAATTTTAACCCTAGTAAAACAGGCAAGCTTCAATGGTTTGACCATCAACAAAAAAAGATTACAAAGGGTAATGTTGAACCTGAATATTTTGAAGCAATCATGAAAAATGGGGTAGTGCGATGCTAAAAGAATTGTATGATTTTTCTAAAACATTAAACCCGCAATTACCCGTAGGTTATTCCACTCAAAAAGTTGATGTTTTGATTAATGTTGATAACAATTCCATCACATTATTAAAAACAGAGAGAATCAAAAAGGATAAAGTTTTTAGCACTCAGGGTAAACGGATGATTGTGCCATCACTGAGTAGAAATGGGACAGTTCCTATCTTGATTGTTGATGTTGGTGAATACGTTTTAGGTTTGGATAAAAAAAAATATGCAGCATATTTGGAGTTGCTGCATAGATGTTGCAAGAAGACGTTAGACGTTAACACTTCCAAAATTATATCTTATCTTGAAAGCGTTAACACAAAAGATGTTGTAAATCATCTCAAAGAAATCGGATGCAAACCTGTTCCTAATAAAAAAATGGGTGAAGGGTTGAGGTTTGCATTCTGTACAACAGGAGATGATGAGCAACCAAAACTAATTTCTGACACTCCAAAAATTCAAGAGTTTTGGCGGTTTGAATATCTTGACCGTTTAGATTTAGATGATTGGAATGATAAACGTTGTATCATCACTGGGGAAAAACAACCAATTATTTTGAGTGTTTTCCCTGAAAAAATAAAAAATATCCCTGGTGGCAATAGCACTGGAGCATCAATCACATCTTTTGATAAACCTGCCTATCAGGGATGGGGATTTAAAGGTAATGACAATGCGCCTATAGGGATTGATACAGCATGGGGGGTGATAAGTGGACTTGACTACTTAATAAACTCCCCATATCATCACCAAACCCTTAATAAGCAGATGTTTGTTTATTGGGGAAATGTCAATCAGGAGGGAATAAATGATGAGTTTTGGAATGACCCTGAATCAATAAAATTCTCAGGTCTTTTCAAAAGTGTTTATGGAGGTAAAACTTCAGCAAACACCAGAGCATATTCATCTGAGTTTTACCTTGGTATTTTAAAGGGTAATGCTGGAAGGATTGCTATCAATGGGATTAACAAAACTACTCCCGATGAAATAGCTGAAAATGTCAAACGTTTTCTTGAAATCCAACAATCACTTGATGGTAAAGTTTTGCCCATTTACGCATTGATTAAAGCTGCTTTTTTTGATGCGGGTGATTACACTCAAAGAGTGGAAACAGCTTTGATTTATTACACTCTTTTGGGTAAAACATTACCAGATGAATATGCTCAAAAACTAATTGATAGAATCTGTGCCGAATGCCATAGCGAGGAAAATCTAAAGTTTTTTAGTTATTCTCTTGCTGTCAGAGTAAAAGGTCTTTTGCTCTATCTCAACCAAACAATCAAAGAAATCAAAATGGAAACAAATGATGATATTGCATACCGATTAGGTCGGATTGCTTTCTTGATGCACGTTGCACAAATAAAAGGACGTAATCAAGGAAACAATGAAGATACTAATGTGTTGCGTTCTCTTAAAACACTTTCAACAACACCTTTTCAAGTATTTGACCGATTGTATCAAGGTTGTTATTGTCACCATCTACAATCGGCAACAAATACGATTTACGTCCAAAACTGTTTAGATTCCGAGTTTTTAGAATTTAATCCTGAAAACTTACCTGAAAATTTTTCACTCCGTCAAAAATCTTTGTTTTTCATAGGATTTGCAAAGCGACGGGCTGAATTTTACACTAAACAAAACACTGAAAACAAACAAGAGGAAGAATAAACCATGAACCACTTTGACCCTAACAAAAAACATGATGCAATCTTATTAGTTGATTGCACTGACGGTAATCCTAATGGCGACCCAGACGCAGGAAATCAGCCAAGAACCGATTCTGAAACCCGACACGGTTTAATGACCGATGCTTGTATTAAACGCAAGATTCGTAACTATGTTCAAATGCTTGGAAACCATGAAATTTTTGTTAAAGAAGGTAGTATCCTCAATAACAAAATTGACCAAGGTTACACCGATTTAGGGATTGAGCCTAGTGTCAAAAAAGGTAACAAAAAAGAAGGTTCACCAGAAGAACAAGAAAAAGTTCAGACATTACTACGACAAAGATATTTTGATATTCGGATGTTTGGGGCCGTTTTGTCTACTGGATGGAAAGCAGGACAAGTTTGGGGGCCAGTACAAGTTAGTTGGGGACGTTCGTTTGACCCTGTATTGCCTATTTCAGCAACAATTACCCGATGTGCCGCTACTGAGGGAACTGAGGGCAAGGACAATAAAACTATGGGTCGTAAAGAGTTAATCCCTTATGGTTTATTTAAGGTTGAAATCCATTACAATCCTGGTTTGAATAAAGGCGACGTTTCTGAAGATGATTTAAAACTTTTTTGGGATGCGCTTGTTAATTGTTGGGAATTTGATAAAAGCTCTGCCCGTTCTTCAATGAACTGTCAAGGATTGTTTATTTTTACCCATGACAGTAAATGGGGTAATTATCCTAGTCATAAATTGTTTGAGATGTTGTCAGTTGAAAAAAATGTTGACATCCCTCGAAGTATCAGCGATTATGATATTTCCATTGATTACGATAATACTCCAGATAGTGTAAGTTTTTGGAGTGTTGACAAATAGTTGAAATAGTTAAAACAATCCCTATTAATTAATAGGGATTGAAAATTGAAATAAGGCAACGATATTTTGATATTTGGGTAACAATACTCAGTAATAGGGATTGAAAATTGAAATATTGTAAAAAATGAGGATAACATCTCAATATTAAAAAAATATTGAGATGCGAATTGAAATCCAGATTCCTAACACAAAAATAGAAGAAAATTAAATTCTAAAATTCCCTTCTATTTTTGTAAACCCTTGAATTTTTGCTGATAATAAAAAAGGATTTTCTGGTTTTTTAGAAACAACAAAAGTACCTTTGCTAATTTCATTTGAATTTAGTTTTATTTCAGCGTTAGCAATCATACCATCTGTAATTTCTTTAGGATATTCAATCGGCGAAACCAAATAACCTTCTAGTGCAATATCAGTAGTATTAGCACCTTCTCTATTTTGGTAATCCTTTTTTTTAATATTTAATAGTGCAACAATCCTTAAACTTTTTTTAACACTAACAATATTTCCAAAATCGTTAGTTTTAACACCATCAGAAGGTATATCAAAATTTAAAACGGCGTTAGCTGCAAAATCAAAAGGTGAAATGTTCATAATATTTAATCAATATCTTTTGTTTCATCTATCATTGGCATTTTTGCATCTTTTTTAACCATAACATCAACAGATTTACTGTTTTTATTTTGGCTAACATCTACATTATCTTCATCATCAATAACATCTAGTTTATCTATGTTTTGTCCTGCTATAGTTTTATTTCTGTCTTCCTCTACTAATTTTAACTCGTCTTCAATAACAAAATCATTGGGTAATATTTTACCTGACTGTAAAATATGAAAATATGTTTTAGTTGTGATTATGCCTCTTTCGTATATTTTATCAATTATTGTAAATGTGTTAGAATCCATAGTTGATTTTAAAATTCTCTCATCAACTTTAATGCTCCCACCATAAGGTTTTTTATAGTATGCTGCCCAATATCTAAAAATAACTTCAACAGCACTTTGTTTAGCCCGTGCCATTGCTGACAAATTAGATTCAACAGGTGTAGAAAATAAATTAACCTCTGTTGCGGTTCGCACAATTTCATTACCTGTCAAAAATGAAAGAGTGCGGTCAAGCATGGATTTTTCAAGTTTTTCAATATCCAATTGTGTCTGTTGTAAAGCACTACCAGATGGCTCAACAAATTTAGCGTCAACATTCCAAAGACAAGTGTTTGGCCCTAGAGACACAATCGGGTAGGGTTCATTAGCATTACGTCTGGTTTGTTGTAATTCATTAATTACCAATACAGGTAAATTACATCTGTGCATAACCTCATCTTTTTCTGATGTTTTTTGATAATGTTTTAAATTTAATTCCGCTAAATCATAAAGTGGAGGCTTACTTTCTAAACTTTCCTCGTTTACATCACAACCAAAATATTCAACAATACTACCTTTATTAAATAAACTATACGGTATAATCGGAATAAAATTTAGAGATGTGTCACCTTCATCAACAACAACTTGGTATGTATTATCTTTTTCACCACCAATCTCAAAAACTTGATAATGTCCAGGTGTCAAAACTCTATATCTAGTTTTGACATTTACACCATATTTTCCCTCTTTGACTGATATTTTTTCTTTTATTGTCAATTGAATTATCTCTTTATTATCATCAGATAAAATCCCGTTAACAATATCCCTACAGTCAATCAAAACAAGATATGGTCTTGATTTATATATTTTTTCATCGTAAGCAGTTTTTATATTTTCATTTTTTTTAGGAAACTCGACATAAATAAAACAATGTTCATCTCTCAATGCCTTTGTGTCAGCATTTTTTAAAAAGACCTCTAAATTATTTCCTAATAAATCAACATCATCAATATTATCTAAAATTGTTTTATCAACATCATTGTTTAAAATGAATGAAGATAAAAAACCAGAAAAGTTTTCAATAGCTGTCCCAAAAAAACGTTCAAAATAACTTCGGGATAATCTTTTTTTATATTCTTCTGCTGGTTCATCTTGTTCGCACGGAAGATATCTTGAGATTTTTGCAGGGTCAAAATTAAAATAACCATCATCATTTATAGATAACCACGCTTCCCTACCTCTGTACATATCAAGTACAAAAGCCCATTTATTTTTCATTAATTTATAATATGGATTTTCATAGCTTGGTAATTCTATGTTGTTGCTATTATCAATTGATTGATTAGTAAAAAAAGAATAAACCATGTTGGTTGAGTGTTGATAATTAAATAGTCATGTATTAAATATTGTCACCTAAATATGGGAACCGACAAAACAAATTTAGATTCTACCACTGGTCAATCAGAAGAAGTTTCACAGTCAACAACAGAAACAACACCTGATGACATCCAAAAACTGCTTGCCACTTTACAAAAAGAAAGAGCAAGAGCCGAGAATTTGGAAAAACAATTTAAAGATGCAAGAAAACGTGAAGAAGAACAGCGTTTAATTTTAGAAAAGCATAAAAATGTTGACCCTGACAAATACCAAAAATTATTAGAAGAAGCAAAACGTAAAGAAGAACAAGAGTTAGAACAAAAACGTGCTTATGACGAATTAAAACAGCGTCACATGGCTAACGAGCAAAAAGCCCTTGCTGAAGCAAACAAATGGGAAGAAATGTGGCGTACTGAAAAAATTGAAAATGCTATCAGAAATTCATTTTTTGAAAATGGTGGGCGCAAACCTGCAATCATTGAAAATACTGAGGTTTCAATTGAGGACATTCACCCAGTAGAGGTTGTTATCAATCAAATGCGTGGACGGGTGAAAATTGTTGATGGTAGAGTTTGTGTTGTTGACCGTGTTGGTTCAATTGAATATACAGAAGGTCGTCCCAAAACTCTAAGTGAAAAAATTCAAGAATTAAAACAGGGTAGTTTAGGTACACTTTTTGAACCTATTAACGATTCTAAAGGTGGTGGTATGACTCCCCAAACTGCATCAGTGGGCGGTAAACAAGTAAAAGTTTATACTCGAAAACAAGTGCAGTCGGGGCAAGTTCCGATGGCTGAACTGGCGGCGGGGACAGCAATCATTCAAGGTTAATTAGTGGTATTTTAAAAAAAGACCCTCTAAATAGTTGAATCATAAGAAAGGTAGAATACTATTTTTTCCATGATTCAAAAAAACCGATTATTTTTATAATAGTCGGTTTTATTTTTGTTTATTATAATTTTGTATGCAGTTTGGCGTGATGCCATATTTTCTGAGTGATTCAGAAAAGCTAAAGATATTTTTGTCAATATCACGTTTTAAATTGAGTGATTCAATTTTCTCCTCAGACGTGAAAAAAACCGCAATTAAAAAATTAAAAACTAACTATGGCTAATTTGCTTGAGGCTGTAATCCCCAGAATTTTGAGCGGTGGGATGGTTGCGTTCCGTGAAAACTCCGTGATGTCATTGCTAGTCAATCGAAATTTTGACAGTGATGCTCGACAAAAAGGTTCATCTGTTGACGTTCCTATCCCTAGCACTATGGGTGAAGCCAGAGATGTTATTCCTTCTAAACTCGCACCTGATACAGCAGACCTTTCGCCTCAATTTATTCCGATTAAACTTGACCAATGGAAGTATCAAGCTTTCCGTTTAACGGATAAAGAAATTTATGAAATAATGAATGGTTATCAAAATTTGCAAGTTGCTGAAGCTGCAAAATCCCTTGCAAATTCTGTAGATAAATACCTTTTAAGTTTATATAAAGGTGTTTATGGTATTGCTGGTTTAGCTGGCAACACACCTTTTCAAGAAAACACTGGAACCCCTGCTGTATATAAAGGTATGGGTGCTGGACGTGATGCTCGAAAAGTCTTAAACCGACAATTAACACCTGTTTCTGACCGTCGAATTTTATTAGATGTTGAATCAGAGGCTAACGCAACTGCATTACCTGAGTTTTTAAATGCTGACAAAGCCGGAACTGATGTAACAATCAAAGAAGGAATTATCGGTCGAAAATTGGGTTTTGACTGGTTTATGTCTCAAAATGTTTTGACACATGAAACAGGCGCAGCCGGAACAATTACTACGACTGGAGCAAGTAATTTAAAAGGTGTAAAAGTTCTTACCGTAACTGGAGCAAGTGCAGCACCAATTGAAGGTGATGTTTTTACAATTGCTGGCGACCCTTATCCCTATGTTGTTGGAAAAGATGCTACTACAACTTCATGGCCAATTACTCCTGCATTAAGACAAGATGCTCCTGCCGCTTCAGCTATTACTGTTGTTGGCGACCATGTTGTTAATATGGCTTTTCATCGTGATGCTTTTGCTCTCGCAGTTCGCCCTTTAAATGATGTTATTCCTGCGGGTAGCATGATTGAGACTTTCACTGATGACATGACTAAAATCACAATGCGATTAGAAGTCACCCGTGAAAACAAACAAACATTATTCACTTTTGATATTTTGTTTGGTGCGGCTGTCATTCGACCTGAAGGTGCTTGCCGAATTTTAGGTTAATTTTTTTTGAAATTGAAGGAGATTAAATGTTTGTAAAAACTCTAAAAGTTAAATCAAAAGACCATCCAGATTTACCTTTTGTCATTATCAATGAAAGTGATTTTGATGATAGTAAACACAAAGTTGTAAATGGAGAAAACGCTACTACAACGTTTAAATCTGAATCTTTGAGTGCTGATGATTTAAAAAATCCATCAAAAACATCAACACTCAAAAGTAGAAATAAAGATTTGACCGATTCTGTAGAGTCTCAATCGTAAACTTTATTTTTTTAATGAATTATGCCTGGTAGTTTTTCTGATTGGGCGGAAGCAAAACTGTTAAATCATGCCTTTGGAGGTGAAACTTGGACACCTCCAAGTCTTTATTTAGGCTATGGTTTAAGTTCTGGTGGTGAAACTGGCCCCGGTTCTGAAGTTACTGGTGCTGGCTATAGTCGTGTTTCCACAAATACAACTTTTTGGTCAACATCAACAGCGCAAGAAGCTCATAATGTTTCTGACATCAAATGCCCTAAAGCCACTGCTTTACAAGGTTCTGTAGTTGTGATTCAACTTTGGGATTCATCTTTTGGTGGGAATATGATTACTTATATTCCTATTGATGGTGATTTAGTCATTGAAAACAAAGATGCAATCACTATCCCTGCGGGGGTGATTTCTCATACTTGGGACGTTGGTGGTTTTACCAATTACATGAAAAATTTAATTTTTAATCATGTATATAAAGCCGTGCAAATGCCAGTTAATCCCAAATTAAGTTTTAATTACATGGTTTCTGCACCATCTGATGTTGCTGCGGGTTCTGAACCTTCCTCTGGTAGTGGCGGTGAAAGAAAAGAATTTAATAATAATTTAACAACTTTTGCTGTTGCTGCGGGGGGCGAGAAAAAAGTTGCTGTTGAATTAGTTTTTAATGAAGCTGTTTCAGCACAAGGCACGGCTACCCATTTAGGGATTTGGAGTCAACAGTCAGGTGGTGATTTCTTGGCTTACGGTTTATTAAATCCCCCTAAAGCTATTGACGCTGGTGATACTTTGATTTTAAGTCCTGAAACTGTTGTGATTACACTTGATTAAAATATCATGACTGTACATTATTCATCTTCTAGTGTCATAGCTATTTCTGAACTGGTAGATATTTCCTCTACCAGTTTAAAAAGACGTAGATATTCAGAATGTAAAATATTAGGAATATCACAGTTTAATTTAGCTGAAAGACCATCAAGAGAGCATTCAATTTTAGCTGCTGGTAGTTTACCTATTAAATCTAAGGCTACACTATCAGGAAAACCTAAAAGATTAAGAAAAGTTACTTGTGAAATAAAAGCAAAAACCGAGATTACAATTTCAGATTTATTAGTTTTACCCATTCCTGTAAATCCTACAGGTAAATTAATTTTAGGAAATTTAGAATTAAATAAACTAAGATTAAAAACAGGTTTAATTCACAATTTAATTTTTGAAGTTCATGCCACAAAAATTGCAGGTATGCAATTAGAGTTTGAAGTAAAAAAACTTGATGGAACCCAAAAACTTTACAAAACTTTAAACGGTGTACCAGGTGGTATTTATGATGAATCAATCACAGAATTAGAATCTAAAAAAATCCAAATTGGTACTATTCCAATTCTTAGAGATGAATTAAATATTGATTTAAAAGAACAAGAATTTTTGTTTACTTTAAAACAATCAAATGATTTATTAAACTTAGAATATGAAATAGTTTCAGGTATGTTTACTGTTTATAAAGGTTAATTTATGAGTAGTAGCGTAGGATATTGTTCTTTTACAATCAATGGTTTACCAGCTAACGGTCAAACATTAAAAATTGGTGATGACCATGATTGTTTATTAGTTATCTATGGTGACAATACCGGGGCAAGAATTGATTTTGTGGTAAAAGCATCTATCGATGATGATGATAGTGCTGCAATCATGAATAAATATGGTGTTGATGGTGGTTCAGGTCAAGCTATCACCGTTGATGTCACAGGTAACGTTTTAACAGCATCATGGACTATTACATCATTAGAAACCCGTAATTTACCCAATGATTCAATGTTGGTTTATGGTGTACAAATGTTAAAAACCACTAAAACAAAAACAGTAGAAGAAGGTTCATTTAAACTTTCTTTAGATGTAGTCAGAAAAGATGATTAGGAATTATGACAATTTAAAAAAATTAATCGTTGATATATTGGGCAGTGAATTAGGAGTTTACACATTGCCCAACAATTTTAAAATACCTTCTATATCTATTAAACAACCAACACCATACCCTGAACCTGGTACTAAACAAGAAGGTTTAGAAGTGGTGATAATACCAGAGTCTAATATAGAAACTGAAAAGTATTTAGGTTCTGTATTAATTTTGGAAGAAATTAAGCTGATACTAAATCAGTGGGATAGCAGTCGAGACACAAATACTGCAACCAACTTGATTGTTTCTAAAATCCTACCTTATTGGGATATAAAAAGGATTGGCCCTGCTGTACTCCCTAATTGGGATTTAGAAACGATTGAATCAAGGGTTATTTATTTAGTGTCTCCTAGTGTTATTAGATGGCGAAATTAAATTAATTTTGAGGTTAAAATTTTATGGGTACGATTCCAAAGATTGCCCACCAACCTAATAAGGGTTATGTCGCTACAGTGCGAATTATGGTAAGTGACAAAAAACCCAGTACGACTGTTGTAACGATTACTACAGGTGCTTCAGGAGCGTTGACAGCCGTTTCTATTGACGTTCCTGTTGGCAACTTTGTTATGGTTGAAGATGCTGACGGGTTGGAATATATCGGCAAGGTCACAACTGGAAGTGTTGCTGGTGGTGTACCTGTAGTCGATTGGATTACAGCCGACCCTCCAACGGGTGCTACGGGCAAATTCCCGTCTGAAATCTTTGACAGAAGCAACGCTGACATGAACCGTTCTTACAGCAACCAAGGAACTCAAACGTTTAACACTGGTGGGAACGAAACTATCACTGCAACTGTTACTTCTAAGGATATTTCATTGCAAGGTTTTTACAACTTTTTTAATCCAGGCTATAAGATTTGTAAACAGCAAGCCGAATTAAAAGAACCGTTATGGGTGATGCTTGAATATGAACCTCCTCGTGGATTTACTAGAGGTGAAATTATTTTAGGTCAAGGTTACGTTTCTGACCGCCCATCATCCAACCCTGCTGACGGTTTTATTTCTGGTGACATTTCTATTAAATTTAGTGGATATGTAGACGAACTTGAACCTGTTTTAGCATAGTCTGATTTTATGTTATAATAATTCAAGTTGTTTATTGTTAAATAGCTTGAATTGTTATTTTTTTTTATTTGAGTGAAACTACATCAAAGGTTGCAAACAAAAGGATGTTTTTGTTGTCATTGTTTAGAAAATGAAAAAGATAAAACAATAACCGTAGGTATTCTTGTTACTAACGGTGAACAAAAAAATCCTGTTAATGTTTTAAATCCCGACACTAATGAACGGTTTTCTTTTGTGGTTCCAGAAGGCTTTAACTTATTCTTTGACATATCTTTATCCTATGAAAAAGTTATCATTTAAAAAAAGAGATAAAACTGAGGAAGTTTCAGTATTAGAAGATGGTTTAGGTACATCCATAGAGATAACAAAACTTGGTTGTGTGACTGTATTTGAAGAATTGGCAATCACAAAGGTTTGGTCAGATATTCAACAATCAAAAGATAGTTTTGCTAAATTAAAATTAGAAGCACTTGCCGCTTTTTTAAGTTGTAGATTTGAAGATGAAAGTCTAACCCCACAAAAATTAGCAGTCGAAGCTGGTTCTCAAGCAATGATTGATGTTTTGTACACATTCATGGAAAATGAACGTGCAAGATGGTTGCCTAGTTCAAATATTTGTCGTATTGAAGGTAGCATAGAATCTCTTGATTGTGCTAAAAAATATGCACAAGAAAATCATTATGTTGTCGCCACAAGAGAGGATTTAAAAATAAATAATTCTTATTATATTTTTAAATCTTTGGATGTAGTGCCAGAGAGTTTTGAGGTGGTTTTTGATTATAGCAATGTTGTTACCAACAATAGTAAAAAAAACGGTCTAGCAATCTATTAAAATTAAATCAAGAAACTGATTGGGATAGTATATATTGGAAACTAAAATTAAATTATCCAACAGAGGATAGATTCAGTGAATATAATTTTGGTTATTGTCCAATGTATGTTATCGAAGAAGCGTTAAGTGCAATTGAGGAAAATAATATAGAACAAGCAAATTTATTAGCCATACCTATTGCTAAAGCTGGCGTAGCAATGCTTACAACACAGGGAGCAAAGTCGGCACAAGAGGATTGGTTTAATCCGTATCAAAAGATTTTAGATATTCGTAAAGCTAAAGAGTATGTATCTGAAGATGCTGCTAGGACATTTTTGGAGTTATATAAAGTCAACGCGATTCCTAACTGGGTTATGAGTGCGATAACTAACGATGAAATTGAATTAATTAAAAATGCGGGTTTGTAGTGTTGATTATATAAGTTAGACGTACTATAAACAAAATTGACCCATGTTATTAAATTTTAAAAAACAAAGTAATGATTTAACAACCGTTACAGTACATGATGGCTATGGTTGCAGTTTGGAAATACCGACAAGAGGATATGTTGATGCAACAGAGTATAGTGAAGCGATGCGTTTGATTTTAACAGCTTCAGATGAAAACCGTTTACATACTGTTGAGCGTGACATTGTTGCTTTTATGCTAATATCTCGATTTGATTTACCTAGAAACACTAGCCCAGAAAAAATTTTTAAGGTAGATGATGATGGTACATCTATAGGCGCACCAATGCTAAAATCTTTATTTAAACATTTTATGGATGAATTGGGTGGTGAAAAAGATATGCTCAAATTCCCTTTAGGGCATTATAGTAATATGACTCAGGATTTTATTGATATCAAAACTGTTACTGTTTCGGATTCAGTTAATAATCAAAAACGTCAAAAACAACCCGTAGAGGCATAAATGGCTAATGATAGGGTTTACTTTGTTAGTGGTGGAAAAGCATTAGAAGCTGAATTGATTAAGGCTTTTGAAAAAACGTGCGATAAACTATGTGATAAAATGACTGAAATCATTGAAAGAGAGGGTGCTTACAGCCCTCCTTTTCCTGCTGACCGTGACATAGTTGATACTCGTGATTTGCTTAAATCTCAACATTCAGAAAAAGTAAACCCCTATCTAATACAAATATCTTATAACGTCGATTATGCTTTGTTAGTTCATGAAGGATATACCAAAAAAGATGAAACGCATCAACCTGGTAGACCTTGGATGATAGATGCTGTTGATGAACTAGATATGAAAAAAACATTTGAAGATGAATTATCAAAATTGGTTTAGTTATTAAAATGAAAAAACATAAAGATGAATCAGTTAATGATTTTGGTGGTATATCAGAAATCAAAATGTTTTTTATAGTTAATCTGTCAAGGATATTACTATATCCTATTAGTTTAATACATAATTTTTTTCACCATATAAATGATTTTAATAATGATAAAAATGAAAATGTTGAAATAATTATAGAAAAAACAGACTAATTAAAAAAAGGAGATTTTATGGAAAATTTAGGAACAATATTTTTAAACGTTGTTTTAAACACAAAAAAAATTAATGAGCAATTAGATGATTTTACTAAAAGATTATCAAATTTAAAAAATACTAACATAAATCCAAATGTAAAATTTAAAATTGACCCTTCAAGTTTTAAAAAATCAAACGCAGGTGTTGAAGTACCTGTAAGTTTTTCTGATGAAAGTATAGAGAGAGAATTAAGAAATCTTAATAAAAAAATATCAAATATTAATTCAACACCAACTATTAAATTAAATCTTGATACCAGTGATGCTGAAAGACAATTAAAAGATTTTTCATCTAAAAATTCTAATGATATTGAAAAAAAAATTAAAGTTAAATATGATAATTCTGATGAAAAAAAAATAAAAACAAGTGCAACAGTAAAAGTTTCAAGAAAATTATTTGGTGGTAGAAGTGAGGCTGGAATTAGTGCTAGATTGTCAGACCAATCTTTAAAAAATATAAGATTACAATTAAAAAATGAAAATTTTACTATAGGTGTAAAATTACCAACTAATAAAAACCTATTTAATAGGAAATCATCTCAATATTCTGATGGAGTTCAACAACAAAAACCTACACAACAATATGTTCAACAACCTGTTCAAACAACAACAAGAGTTGTAGCACAAGAACCTAAAAATAAAACTGAAAATACTATAAAATACTTAGGAATTTTCTTGACAGTTGCTCAAGGAATTGATGCTTTAGTTGGTATTGCAGAAAAAATAAAAAATAATCAAAACAACCAAAAAAAAGGTTTATTTGGAAATCTTTTTAAAGATGTTAGTGGTACTATTGGAAAATTATTATCTAGTATTGTTGAAGGTAGTGGTTATAAAATTGGTCAAACTGTTACTGGAAAAGTTGCTGATAGATATGGTTTTGATGATTATATAGATAAAATTTTATATAAATTAGAAAAAGGATTAGAGCAAGTATCTA